ACCAACTGGTTTCATTGGTATTGGAACCCACCATCCTATGAATTTTTTGCGCATCATGTTCGATATCATGATGCAACAACAAAGTATAGATAATGCCGACATGGAATAGTGTTTATTTTTATCAAATGGAACCGTTGGACTCCACGCGTCTTGTCCGGGAAATACTTTTATACCGAGTACATTCAATAGAGGAAGAATCAAAGCTGGTAACATCTATTGTTTACATATATTTTATATTTAGTCCGAAGCGCATTTTCATAAAGCGCATTGCGTCACGTAGGTCTGGTTCACTCCATAGAAGCCACCTGGACCAAAAACCCGCAGTCTTCAAACCCGAGATTCCCCAATCCTCGAGTTTGCTCTTAGTTACTCTCAACATTCTCTCGTGTACCTTTTGTGGATCACTAAACTTGCGCGTGTCGCCACCACCATGTCGTAGTACATAGAGACGCATACGCATGGGGTCTTTGTGTATGGTATAGTCTGTGTATCCCTTACCACCAAAGTCCACGTAGTCACCGTCCGGGAAGGTCACTCTGTACTTTTTATCACGGATTGGACTTTTTTTGAGGATGACCCTCATTATTATTTACACCCGAAAATTTTTTAAACTTTTGTATTTATGATACACGTTTATACAGAATTTCAAACCAAATGACGGAGATAACCGCGAAGTAACACCATGTTTTTTCATTTTTAAAAACACAAAAAACTTTTTTTATTTTTTTCGATCCTTTTCAAAGAAGAAAGCATTCAAAAAAATAATTTTTTTTATTTTTAATTTTGAGAAGAATTACACGGAGTAAAATGCAAATAGATATCAAATAGATATACACCCTACATAACCTCGTCAATTGGTTTAAAATAGATATACTAATTTTTAATATTCTAAGTATTTTGGTACTTTTTCATTTTTAAAAACACAAAAAACTTTTTTTATTTTTTTCGATCCTTTTCAAAGAAGAAAGCATTCAAAAAAATAATTTTTTTTATTTTTAATTTTGAAGTTAGAAAAATCTCATAAAAATATTTTCGGGTGAAATGGTACCACAAGACCAATTGTAAACGTAACAGTGATTGTGACCATTTCCCTCCATGAACTTGGACTCACGAAGTATACTGTGTTTCAAACCAACGTCGAGTGTGTTGTAAACATCGAACCCTGCATTACGCGCGAGAATAGCCGCCGAGTTGAGTTCGTTACCCGTGTCGTAAAACATATATGCCTGTTTCACGAGAATACCAGTTTTGACTGAAGTGTATGGGACACAGTAATAACTCGTGACATGTCCCGTCTCATCTATATATGAGTGTACTACATCCTTGACCGAAATCAACCATCGTGTCACATAGGCTTCGTCTATGACGGGTGCTACCGAATATTTAGATAAGTGTCTATTGAGTATACGGGCTACACGTGGTACATCTTTTTTGGTAATAAATGAATGTGAAGTGTTACCAACGAGACGATGTGGACGTTCGCGTTCTTGTGAAAATTTGGCTTTATTCAGTTTAGGTACATTGAGAAGCCTGTGCCAGTACCGCGTCTTTGTGATGGGTGTGGGTAATTCTGTGACAGCCGTATACACAGCTTGCCATATTCCGATCGCGTTAGCTCTTCTACGTATTTCGGATATGAGTAGTGGTGCGAGACGTTTATTTCGAATCGTATCGTGTACACATAGAAAGTTAATTTGTAGTACGTCGACGACTTTGTCGTGTATTCTATATTTGGATGGCACCCCTGAAATAAAACCGACGAGTTTCCCGCCATTTTTGGTTCGAAGTCCGAGGTTCCATTCTGGTTCCGTCGCCCATGCAATGAATTCTTTCGAATATTCGAGTGAGAAGTGTTCATCTCGTATGTAATGCGCACTCAGTAAACACGCAGTTTCATCAATGGAACACGTCGTCCACTCAAATCCATCTGGGAGTTCCACGGGTGTTTCATTGTATGTCCTTGATGAATCGAGTTCACCGATGTAGTCACAATGTGCACTCGGCATGGGTTGTGTATTCCAAAACTTGTGCATTTGTATTAATACATGGCTTGTTTTTAACTTGGCTTAAAGTTTTACCACGAGTATTTCTTAGAAAATGTCGCTCGAACAAGATTATACCACCGTCCCCGGTCAACTCTATGCCTGTCTCTCCGTGGTAGGTCCGGAGTGTCCTCAAAAGAATGATAAGTTCGGTGTTAAGATTCGAGGCGCTTTTAACTCTCGAGAAGAAGCCGCGTCTCACGCGAAGCGCCTCCAAAAGGAAGACGCAACGTTTGACATTTATGTTGTCGACATGTACAAGTGGTTATTGATTCCACCCGATCCTACCGCCATTGAAGACGTGCACTACACGAATGAAAAGCTCGAGGCTTTGATGTCTGGATACAAGGAAAACCAGCAAATGGCGGCAAAGATGTTTGAAGAACGTAAGCGTGACATGATGGAGTCGGGTACGAACACATTCATCAAGCCGGGCGACGAAAACTCGAAGTATTACACGAAGCCAGACGAAAAGCCAATCAGTCACCCAGCCGAAGTATTGGAGCGATTGAAGAAGGAAAAGCCAGACGTCATGATGGAGGAACTCATCAAGGAAGCGGATGAAATCGTCGCAAAGGAAATCGAGGAACTGCGATTGAAGCGCAAGTCCGAAGAAGCATCTACGGAAGCAGAAATTACAGTAGCAGAAGATAAGGGTGAAGAAGTGAACTCGAACTAAATAAAAAAAATGAGCATATAGTAATTATGTTGACCATCGCACTTAACGTGGTGACCATACTTATTGTGCTATATATATTCGGTTTAAACATGAGAGACCGTCAGGTCGAAGAGCTTAAACGGAAGATGGAAGAAGAAGATCCATACGTATCCGCAACAGAAGTCGCAGAAGCTGCATCAAAGGATCCATTGGTTGTGAGTCGAGCGTATTTTTTAGAGTCGAGAGATGAACCAACGACAGATTTCAAAGGATTCTCATCCTGGTCGAAGGATAACTGGTTGCATGGTTTTCCCCATGAAAAAGCCTAATATGAAGGCAACGAAAATGATAGTGTACGCAGTTTTATCAAGTGTAGCAAATATATCAACCTTTTCGGGTTGATACTGGTGATGCATGGGTGGTGGAGGTGGTGGTGGATAGTAATACATTGGCTCTTGTTCTTGATGTTCTTCTTGTCCGCGTTCACTCTCTTTATCCATTATATCAGGGGTGTATTCAATGGGATTTCCTATATCACTCTCCATTTATAATTTGGCGAATCATTTTTTTAAGTACATTATTCCTCATCCTCATCATCACTTTCCTCATCGTCATCTATGATGAATCCGGCTAAATTACCGTTTTCATCAGCGTCTTCTTCATCATCGAAGTCCGACACGGATTCAGATTCAGAGTCATAATCATCTTCGTCAAAGTCCTCATCTTCGCCGTCAGTGAAGTCGTCTTCCACGTCTTCAAAAACTTCGAGACGTTCTGGTTGTTTGGAAATTCGCCCTGAGCGTGTTCGTATGGTACTCATTTGTCTATATTGGCATTACATCTTTAAGTCCTTCTATACGTGTTTTCAAATTCGGCATTTATCTTCACTATTAACTCGTGTATCTCGTCAATGACTGACATATCACCAGCTGTATATTCTAACGCTAAATCTTCTAAATTCACGAGACCACGTTCCAGAAGTTTTCTAGAAATATCCTCATGTGTGCTGTATTCTCTCGCCATATTTATGTTTGCAAGGAATTCCCTGTAGAGAACCTCGCTCATTCCAGAATACTTATGGGTCTCCTTTATGAGACTGTCGAGTATGGTTGGATTCGTACCCCTTTTTACGAGTTTAGATGACATGTATATCACCGCAAGGAGAAACGCGAGTGCTAACATCTATAACTTACTTGTTATTTTATCTATAAGAATATGTGCGCGATTTTTGCATTTACACACACGTTTAATCTCGTTTTTAGATATAGAAAACGTGGATAATTCCCCGCACTCTCGACACACGTAATCCGAATATACCGTGTATTTTCTGATACCTTTCTCCTTTTTGACGTCACGTACTGTCATATCATGTCCCTGTACTATATATTTTTGGATATAGTTCTTCAGTTCATTTTTAATCTCGTCACCTGGCTTCGGTGGTGCTGGAGCTCTTTTGGGTGGCGGTTTATGCTTCACAACTTGTAGTTTATCTACTATTGTCGGTGGTAACTGGTGTTTTCTACCTGAAAAATCCTTACAAAAACCATAAAAACGTCCGCGCATGGTCTCGCATCTACAAAAACACTTTTGAAATATAGAATCCCCGAGGATATAAAACCACACGTGGTTTGAACCGTGTGCCCTCTTTGTGTTTTCACAATACCTCGACGTCGTGGCGACGAGATAACTATTCTTTTCCTTGTATATATTCTTGATGCGCGCGTACCCTTGACCTTCGAGGTTTTTGCGTATGAATGATTCAACGAGTGCACATGCTTCCGGATCTTTGAGTTCATTCTTAAGCTGTGTGGCAGTGAACGAACCTTCATTTTTCTTTGATCCCTCTATAATATTTGGTTGTATATCTTTGACTCGAAGTGTCGCCATGTGCATGATTTCAATCGTCGGTTCTGAAGATACACGTTCAAACATGGCGAGTGGACCATGTTTGTATATGAAAACTGGGAGATACTCACCCTGTGTTTCTTTTCCGTTGGTACAGTCACTACACCCTTTTCCACCACATTCCTTGTGTGTTACCCACTTGTGTGAGAATGGCATTCTGAACCCACTCCCACGCGTGTTTCTTTCGCTGCTCCCGTACACAGACAAGTCGACTATATCATTCCAGTCTTTGGAACCATACACGAGATTCAGTGTACCTATGATGTGTTCTCTGAGAGCGATAGCTGAATCTCTATTGACCGGGAAATCTGGCCAATTGATGTGTACCCCCGTTTTAACGAAATCACCCACTGGTTTGGGTTTCGCGACAGAGACGAGCGCATTCTTTCCACCATATTTAGATACCTTGTCACAAATGACTTTACATACACGCTTAATTTCTTCTATAGTCAAAGGATCATCATCCTTGTAATCGAGATCTACGAAAAAGTTATATGCGTCGATGGTCTTTTGTTCGACGACATATACTTTCTCACCCGCTTTCACACATTCCACATATTTTTCATAAAAATCGGTCAATCTATCAAACGGCACTGAGAGGACTCCACCGTCCATAAGCACGTGTGATGGATTGGGGTTCTTTTCAAAGAAGCCATGGTTTTTACACCACTCCCTGAACATACTTACCAATACGTAGTTTTATTCTTTTAATCTTCTTCGACTTCTTCGAAGTTGCGCCACATAGTTCGTCTATAAGAAATATCTGGATATTCCGGTTCGTCTTCGGAAAGTTTCTTTTTTAATACGAGAAGTTCATACACTTTGTCTTCCTTGTGATTATCAATAAAAGCATTCGCTTTACTGGGTGTGTACGAGTGTCTATCTACGAGCAATTCGTGTATTTGCATTAGAATGTAGTTCTTAGACTTCATTATTTAATAGCAAAGGATTTTCTATCCAACGATGTAACACACGCATAAAATTCTGGATTTTCTAGGATATTCTTCATGATTCGTTCCCACTGTTTCTTTACTCTGAATTCTTGAAGGGTATCGAACGACATAAAATCATTTTCATCGTGTGTGCGCTTGATTGGTTGTTTTTGTATTTTTTTTGCTATCGTTTTTTGTTTTTCATCGTTAAATTTTTTTACTAGTTCCAGTTGTTCGGGTTTCGTGTAATTTACGTAAAACACAAATACATTATATTCGAGATCAACAGTGGGACTCTCTTTTACTGTAAATTTAAAGTCTGTGTATTCGCCCCGTTTTAAGGAGACCACACCACGAGTCTCTTCTTCAAGTTCTCGGAGGGCACACCGAATAGGATTAAAAATCTCTCTTCGGCGACACCCCCCGGTCACGAATATCCAATCTTTAAAGCGCTTATCTCTGACTGTGAGGAACCTTGGCTTGTCGCCCGTAAATGTTACCGGTATCGCGATTGCTTTATATTTTTTCATTGCGATGTCGCAAGTTATAATCGACCGAGATGTTAATTATCCGCTGAATCGGCAACTTTCTTTACGGGAACGGGTTCTTCGTCGTCGTCATCATATTCGTCTTCCTGTTGAAGAGCCTGTGGACGTGGTGGTGGAGATTGTTGCGCTTGAACGAGTTTATTACAGAAACCTTTGATGCCTTCAATATCGGATTTCGCTTTCGAGAATTCATTGAACATGTAGGCTGTCGCTGCGATGCAAACGATGACAGCCACGATCGTGAGTGTTTCTCGATCGAATGACAACATATTTATGTAATAGAAACGTTGAATCTTTTTAAGTAGCTTCCTCGTGATTTATAGGAGCTATGAATTTTTCTAGTGTCCTGGATTTTGGATTGTACGTGAGTATGAAGACAAATGCCAAGAGAAATATGTACTTCCAAAGCATTTGTTATTAGTGTGTAAATAAATTTAGTTCGAGTACATCAAACCACCCATACCATTCTCGATGCGGAGGATGTTATAGTTCACGGCATACACGTCTTGTCCCGCGGTGAAAGAACCACCGGTAGACACGAGACGCGCGGAATCCAATCGACTGAAGTTGAGCGAACCCGTGGGTTGCAACTTGGAGGTTTCGAGGCAGAATGGGTACAAGAAGTAGTTACCCGCATCACCTTCGATGGACGAAGCCGCGGTGTGATAGTACAGAGACGTTTCCGTGTAGTGTGGCACAGTTGGCTTGGAATCCGTGACATCCGTACCGTTAATTTGGAGCTTAATGCTACCCGTGGCAATACCCAAAGCCGTGGCATCAAACACATTGGATGACGCCAAGAGCTTGATTGGGTGATTGAAGTTAAGTTCTTGCATAGCACTACCGGATGCGATGGACTTTTGGGTTTGGGTGACGACCATGTTTTGTGGCATGGACGCCAAAGTGGTGCGTTCATCGGTATCCAAGTAGATGTACTGCGCGTGCACTTCATAATCATTCGCCGCTGGTGTGTTCCACGTGATACG